GTTCTATAAGTAGCTCTTGCTTCTCCCACAAAATTAGGAGGAGTGGAGTAAATAGTTGAGCCGGGAGTAGGATAATAAGTAGTGGTAGATGGCGCTTGAGGATCAAGACTAGCATTTATCTCAGCATATAAGTTTACGCATTCTTGTCCTGAAGCAATCTTACTTTTGCCAGCATAAGGAGTACTAATTAATTGTACTCTTTTTAATGGCATTACTTATCTCGCATCTGCGTTAAAAATATAAAACGAATTATTATTATTGAACCTTAGAGCTGGTGGCATCTTGAGTTGAGGTACTTGAATATTAGCCATTCTTAAAACATTTAAAGAAGCTCTAGCTAATTTAGTCTGTTCCATATTAACAGGATATTGATACATGCTAGTTAGGCGTCTACATAGATTGTAATGAATAGCTTCCTCATATTCTTCTGGCATATTAAATTCAGCGTCTAAACTATCAGTAACTTCTGTGACAGTCCAAATGAAACCATTACCTGTTCCCCCAATTAGAGCTGAATTTACTGTTAATTGATCTCCAATATTATACCCGTCACCGGGATTGTCTAAAACTACAATTGTGATAATTCCTCCAGCAACTGTTATAGTAGCTGTACCTCCAGAACCAAATCCGGTTAAATTAGTTAAAGCTACATTATTATAAACACCATTAGTATAAAGAGCCCCACTAGCAGTTATTTCACCAGCTTCAATTTCAATTGTAAATCCAATTGGTCCTTTTAGAACTAAATGAATTTCATAAGTATTATCTGGTATAGGCCATATGTAAACATTTCCATTAGGAAATTTACCATCATAAAAAAAGAATTGAGGCCAAGAGGCTAATCCTTTTAATTGCACCAAAGCGTAATCCTCATAGCTCCAAATAGGAGATAGAGGAAAACTAACTATCGTGCTAGGACCACTACCGGCATTTAATTGTTTAAAATAAGCAGCTTGAATTTTATCAGGTCTAGGAGCATTATAATATTGACCGGGACCAATTAAATTAGATATATTTCCATTTCCATTAGCTTGAACTTCATAAAGATTTGGTACTAACCAGCGTTTCTTTTGCCATGCCGCAAGCATACGATGAAGAATTGTAAAACCATCATTTATGTCCATAGCTAATGGAGTTTGGCCGACACCACCAACTCCTGCTTCTTTAAGAGCTAATTCAATAAAATCTCTAGCTGTGGACAATTAAATATTCCTTCATCTTTTGTCAATGACAATTTAAGTTCCCCAACCAGAAGAACCTTTAGCCTCAGCTTCTGTTTCAGCTTTAATTGCTATATCAATTTCTTCTTGTGTACTCTTGGAAGCATATCCATGAGGGGGATAATTCTTAGCTTTGTAACCAGCCGCTACATATTCCTTGATGGTAGGACCGTCATTTTTAAGAATTGGTTCTTTCCATCCTTGAGCAGCTTCAGCTTTAGTTTCATGTCCTAAAGCAGCTTCTTCTTCAATATTATTAACAATTACTTTTTCACCATCAGGTTTAGTCACATAACAAGGATACTTAGTATGTCCTAGATAATTAATAATATTAGGGTCTTTACCAAAACCGGGATGAGGATTATCAAGAGTATATTCAATATGGTTCATGTTATTTTGTCCATCTCCAATTAAATCTTTAACTGGTAATTTGAGGGGAGGAGGTACAGGAAAGCTTAACATATATTCTCCATTTTAAATTAATGAGGGGAGTTTTTAATCCCCTCATTTTAGTGTTATTTTAAATCTTATCTGCTACCACGCAAAGCCACTCTGGCCTAATGTACTTAAATCCAAATAGTACATCAACGCGAGTAGCTAACTGATCAGTCAAAGGAAGATAATCAGTTAAGATACGCATTGATACGCCATCATAGTTAGTGCGTGCCGCTTCCTCAACAGCCTTCCTTGGCATAACCAAGTCAGCAGTTGCCATCGTAATAGCCTTTTGCGTGTAGGCAAGAGACTTACGATAGACACCACTTGCTGGAGTAACTAATACAATAGCAGCACCATTAATAGGTGAACTATCAACAGTCTGATATTGAACTTGAGGGCCACCAGCAAGGAAGTTTGAAGGAGGGATTAGACCGGGGTAAACCGGAATAGCAAGAGCACCAGCAGCAACATCAGCAGTCACAACAAATTGCCGCAAAGTAGCGAGACTATTCTTAGTTAAACGATTAATAGCATTGACATTAGCAAAAGTGATAATGTCACCTTTCTTCAAGGTGCCAGTATCAGCATTGATAACAATATTACCACCACCAGTACCAGTAAATTGATTACCACCATTTACAGTACCAGTGCCAGCCCATGAACCTGAAGTATGATTAATCACAGTCTGATCACGGAACCAACGTCCATAGCCAAGCCCAGATTTCATCTTACCACTACGGAACTGTTGTGAAATTTCAGGAGTTGGGTTAAGCAATCCCTGCAATGCAGTAGTAGCTCTTGCATCAGTAGTAGGAGAATTAACAATTCGCCTATCGTCATCAACCGCGCCATTATCATCAAGAATAGCATTTGCTTGCAAGAATTGATCTGAAATAGGAGATATAATATTTCCAGCTCCATCAGTATTTGCAACCAAATTACAAATACCACCTTCAGCACCACTCATAATAGTAGCAGCAACTTGAGCACAAAGATTATTGACCATCGGAGCCATTACAAGCTCTGAATAACGATCAATACTCATAGTACGTTCTGCCGTGGTGTAAGGAGTGGCTACATTCAATTGTGTAGAAACAGTTAATGTAGTAAATTGTTGGGTATTATCCTGAAGCTGCATCGCAGGACCAGAATTAACAATAAAATCAGAAGGCAAACGAATGCGCAGAGTATCACCAATCTTAGCACCATCTACTGCAAATTGATCATCATATTGCCTATCCATATTCATAATAAAAAGATTACTATTAATGAAAAGCATTACTGCTTCATTAGTAATCATGTCCACGGTGAGGTAAACGTTACTCATAATCAATTGATCCTTAATGGGTTAATTTGAATTATTGATTGTTCGATTTTTGTATCTGCTGCTCGAAACAGATATTTTACGAGCGATCAATAGCCATTAACCTGACTAAGGAGGTTGATTAGATCAGTGTCTATAACCCGACAAAGAGGGTTTGTGGAGGACAATCGTTTATTTTTAATTATTTGTCAACTGTCTTTCCCATTGTTTCTTAGCTGCATCAGAAAGCTTACGCTTATGATCGTTAGATAGTGTTTTACCTTTTTTAGCTTCTGATAATTTACGTTTATGTTCCTCAGAAAGTTTTCTACCCTTTTGAGCCAAACTCATTTTTAATTTAGTTTCTTCAGAAGTTATTTTACCTCTATGATATTTAGTTCTAGCTTCAATATGTTCCAATGATTGTTTTCTACCATTATTAAATGTATTACCAGTCATAATTAATTTACGTTTAGCTTTAGTCTCCTCACTTTGTTTATGTCCTAAATGTGCTTTACTCATATTAGCTTTAGCTTCTTCTGTATGCTTATATCCTAATTGGCTACCAGCAACAGGAGCTAAATTATACTCAGGATTTAATTGATCAATCCAATATTGCTCACGCTCACTTAAATTTTTACAATCTAATAAATTTTCTAGAGTTACAAATATAAATGCATCTTCACCGTACTTATTCCAAGCACGTTGTACTAATACATTAAAATGTGTACCAGCTCGCAAAGTTTTTCTATGCTCGCCAAAACGCTTTAATTTATTATATGTTTGACCTACATAACATTTATCATTAACGATATTAAAAATTGCATATATAGCAGGATCAATAAACAAAATTAATATCCCCTATTCTTTCGCAGTTGCTCTTGTTGTATTCTACGCTTGCGAATATATTCCTCAGTACTTTCTTTACCAGTAATGGTATCTGAATTAACATTACCTCTTGGTCTAATACCTTCACCTTGATTTGGTACTCTAGATAATGGTTTAGGTTTTACTTTCTTAGCATCCGCAAGCTTATCTGATATTCTTACAATTGCAATTGCTAGCTTTTCAGGACGTTCTTTTAAATCATATAGCTTTTCAGCTTCATCAATATCATTAGCCATGAAAGCTAGGACTTCAGCACCATTATCTAACTCACTCAAAATGCCAATCAGTCTAGATGGAATTGGTCCTAGATCATTAGTCATTGATACTACTTTAGGTGTAAACTCTTTATCAATCTTGATTGCAGCAGATTGAAGCTTATCACAAGTCTCATTGAATTCTTTCTGCAATCTCTCAAGGTCTTTAGCTGCGATCTTTTCAGCCGCAATAGCATCAGCTCTGGACTGTACCTCGGCCTCAGTTAATTTTTTATCTGGATTAGTTTCTAACTGTGCTTTTAGTTTAATTATTTCAGCTTCAGCATTTCTTTGAGCTGCAATAGCCGTATCAATACGCTTTTGCATACGCTCAGTCTTACGAG